AAGTACGTGCATCTGCATTAACTTTGGTTCCCTTCAACGCAGCATTACCTCTTAAACCTTGACCAATATCTAAGTGGATAACGAGAGAACCTGCAGCAGGAACTGTTATAGATCCCAGGTCTGCATCATCATCAGTATTCCGAAGAGTAACATCATAATCATCTGATGCTGAAGTATTACCAATATAAACTGCAGTTGAGGTTTTAAATTTGGTTGTGCCTGTCGCCAACGCAGTGGCATCTCCTAAGATTTTCATCTTTCCTAACTTTCAGTATAATTTATTTATATTAAACACCATCACTGGTCTCTACTTCATCATCAGAAACCTCTTCTGGTTGCCCATTGAAGAGTGCATTTCCTACAGATGACTTGTATCCATCTACTCTAGATGCTGATTTTGAATACAGCATATCTTTAATTTTATCGCTAATTTGTGATGGTGATTCATCAGTAATCATCATATCTAAAAGTTCGTCCATGTTTTCCATGTTACAAAAAGGTTAATTTTATTTATATCTCACCACCCTTGGGTAGTTCAATGGGTTCTGCAGCAGAGGCATCAATCTCAGGCTCCATCACTGGTGCTCCAAGATCCATTCCTGCAGCACCTGCCTCTGGATCTAGTGGTTGACCATCAGGACCCATAGTTGCAGGATCTGGAATGATACCTGCATTAATTTCTGCTTCAATTAATTTATCTTGCTCAAGAATTTCCATATCAGTTTGACGCAAAATCTTACGGCGAACATAGTCTTGAGAGTAGTACTTTCCTACGTAAGGTTCTGCAGTTGCAACTAGAGATAGTCTCTCATTCATCAGTTCTGCTTCTTTCAGTTCTGAAAAATGGTTATCATACAGGAAATCATACTGAATATGCTCAGACATAATCTCCCAATCTTCGGGAGTAATTATGTTTTTCAGGAGTAATTGGGTCCTTAGCATGTCATTAAACATGCCAGAGAATCTTTTTCTCAAACGACCAACAAACTTAGTAAACTTCAGTTCGTCTCTGAGGATTTCGGAGGATCTACCGAGATTAAATCCGCCTTCGCCATCCATTCTAGACGGGGGGACGTTGAGTGATCTGTATAACTTCTTCTTAAAGTACTCAATGTCTGTAATTTCGCCAAGGTTTTGACCT